GATCTGCAGCGGGTTTCCATCTACCGCGGCAGTAATGTATTGCTTCCCGCTCTTGAGGGCCCTTTGCCGGAACAGCTCTTTGTGCTCAGGGTCCAGGTGCTCCATGTCGTCCGCTATTACCGTCTTGCATTCGCAATCGGCAAGCTCGTTAATGGCGAAGGAAATCTCCATCCTTTCGGCTGTATTGACGATTCGGAACGGGATGCCGTTGTAAACCAGTTCGCCGTCGACGATCTCCAGCCCGGGAACGGGAGAATCCTTTACGAGTTCGGTTTTCAGCTCTTCGAGTTTGGCTATAGCGGAGGTCCGCTTGTCGGATTCCGCTTTAGCTTCCGCCCGAATCCTCTTCTGGTCGGCAATCAGTTTGCGGGCGGCTTCAGCGTCGGCATGCTGCTGGATGCGGGATTTAGCTTCGCCGATCTCGATAGAGAGAGCCTGTGCTTTCGGTTCGTAGGCGGAGCGGGCGGCTTCCATCGCCAATGAGTAGCTTTCCGAAGCGGCTGCGATTGCGGCATCCTTCTTTTTAGACTCGATGCCGATCGCAATTCCGGTGTCCTGCTGAAGCCTTTCTATTTTTGAGGCCGACTCTAATTCAAGTCTGTGAATGGCTTCTCTCAAGTCGTCTTTGATCCCGTTGCAGGATTCGTCGCATTCTTTGTTGAGTGCGGCTTTATAGGATTCGTAAAGTTTTTCCGCCGCATCGCACGTCGCCTTTTGATCGTTCCGGATATTGGCGCCCTGGATCTTCGCGTTAGCCTTGAGGGTTTCCAGCTCCTCTGACTTCTGCTGGAATACTTCGGTCCAATTCCCTTCGGGCGGATCCGGAGGAAGCGTCTCGGCGAGCTTCGCGGAGTAAATATCGGCTTGGTCCGCCGTCCGGTTGAATTCAGTGCGCTCTTTATAGAGAATCGAATAAATGCCCTTGTCTTTGTTGCCTATTACCTCCAGGGCGTGCTTGTCGAGGTCGATGCCATCCAGCGCCTTTACCGGAACGAATGCAAGTTGATCGGCCGTCACCTTGAGCGGCATGGCGGCTTGGTAGGCTTTGATCTGCTCCTTGCCGTCCATGCGCATAAATCGGAGAGGATCGTTTGACAGGGCCGCCGCGATCCGGTTGATGAATTCCGCCGTGCGCTTTACTTCGTGGCCATTTTCGTCTTCTACGGTCCAGTCGGTTTTCTTCGGCTTGGTCCGCATCTTTACTTTGTAGCCGTCGTCGAATTCAACCTCGATGGAGGCGAACTCGGCGCCGTTCCGGATGCGCGCGGCATCGTGATCATGGGTTAGGATGGCGCGGATAGCTTCGATTATGCTGCTCTTCCCATGGCCATTCTTTCCTGTGATCTCGCAATAGTCCCCGAAGTTCAGCACGAGATCCGGGACGCCCATGTAATTTTTGATTGTCAGCTTTTTGAAAATCATTTATGATTCCTCTCAGCTTATTTGCTTTACTCAGTCCGGGCGCTCTTCCGGGGCTCCCGGCCATTTTGTTTTGGAACGAACGATATTCCCAACCTTCAGCCCCGGCCTGTTCCCAAACCGGGGCTTTCGTAAAAGGTCACTCGCCGGAGAACGTCCCCGCCGGCTAGGATCTTGCCAGGCCTCGCGTTATCTGTCATAAGTTGAAGCCCGGCAAAACTCATCTCCCCCGCCTTTCGCACGACCACGCAAGCTGTTCGGATGCCGTTTCAGGGTCGGGCGGGTTGGCTCTTCTTCGTAAGAGATCGAACGGATTGACAATCTGCTCGACGTCGTTGAAGGCATCACATTCTCCGGCTAGCAAATGCCTTTTGAGACCCCTGAAATCGTAGTCTGGCTCATTGCAGAATGGGCAGGGTATCAACCTCTCGGCAATCGGTCTCCCGATCCTTTCGTTTATAGGAGTGCTCATTTGGCACGCTCCGCAAGCATGGCGTCTGCAATTCGGTAGCATCGAGCCGAAAGAATCTCGTCCCAATTGTTAATCAGCGTCGATGGATTTAAATCGGCATACACTGCGGAAATCGCCTTAGCCGCGAGGTAGTCACGTAGCGAGATCCCCTTATAGGTCTCCGTCCCATCTGGAGAGTTACATGGAAACGCCGGTCCACCATCATTTTTATTTACCATTTTACCCATCCCTTCGCCGCCCAATCCACCAAACACGCCGCCGCGATAATGGCCGCAATCCAAAGGGCGTCTTTGACGCGCTTGCGGCGGCGCTCATTGCGCCAGATTACGTTGCGAGCCGTGTCGAAGTCTGCGAGGTCGTTATGCATTAGGGCTCCTTTGCGTCATCCTAACTACCTTCCTGCTCTCAATCGCCCGCCTCAATATCCGCTGATTCCGCGCTCGGGCTTCGTAGTCGAGCAGCTTGTCCGCGATGCTGATTGCCGGTCGACGTCAGAAGCGAAGCTTGAGACGGTGGATTAGGCGCATAGTTCCTCTGCAAATAATGGGTATGAAGATTCTTCTTCATACACCTTGCAGGGCATCAAGCAAACAATCCAATCCGCCCCGATGAAATACATCTGAGTTTCAGCTCCAGAGATATAGAGCTTAATTTTTTCGTCCGAGAATCCCTGAAGGCCGCGAGCGAGAAGATTGCAATCAAGAAATACACTGAATAATTTACCAAATCTCTGCTCTGAAAATTTCCCTCCCTCGCCGTCGCATTTAGCGCAAAGAGCTTCATGGCCGCATTCTTTGCACGGAGGCATGCTGCCATTGCCATTGCATGTCGAGCATGGACTGTCCCATTCGGCAGGGCCAAGCCATGTCTTGAGATTTGCCAAGTCAACGATTTTGGGCTCAAGCCCTTGGAATGCCATCACCTTTTTAACAGCCAGTTCGCTTTTATCTTCTTTGGGGAATGAGGCATCGGCGCTCTCAATAGCTACAAGCAAGTGGCCATCGGAAACGACAACATATTGCTTATCCATAAGACTGATGGAAACAGGCTCTTTAAGGAAAAGATATTTTCCTTCATCGCCGTAGTGGATTTTCTTAAGCCATTCAAGGTCCATATCAAATCTCCCGGTTCAGTTCCCTGCACAGCCATTCCGCGTTCTCCCGCGTTTCGATCCCGCTGATCACGACGCGGTTGTTGAGCGCGATGGCGAAGGTGGAATCGAATTCGATGATTTCGTACATATCGAATCTCCTATGCCATCCGCTTTTGTGTACCACGTTTTTCTTGGAAGCCTTTACGGGTGCAAGCACTCGAACCAATTACGCCTGTAGGCGCTCTTCGGCTTCCGTGGCTATCAGTTTTCGAATATCGAGTCCGAGAGCTTTGCAGAGGCTAAGAATGTTCCGAGGGTGGCCCTTGCGCCGTGACTCGATAGAGCACACGGTAGTTTGAGGCATCCTGGCCCTTCTCGCCAATTCCGCTTGGCTCCATCCTTTGGCTATTCGTTCTTTTGTGATTCGCTCAATATCGATCTTCATGATCTTATTATCGGCAAAAGAAAAAAGAAGTCAAGCGCAAAATAACGAATTTCAACTAATTTATTTTGGTGGGTTTTTAATAGAGCAATAGTACGGCATCCCCGCCATTCCGAAGGGACGCAGGCTGAGATACTTTATGACTTATGCCAGTTCAGATCGTGATGCCCGAAAACGTCTCAATAATCAGCGCTAAGATGTAAATTGGGCGGACCAGGTCGCAGCCGTAGGCGTTGCCTGGATTTATTTTTCCGATCATTGAATAAACTGCCCCGCCACAGACCATTTTCGACAGAGCGGGCAAATTTTTGTGATTCTTCTCTGTGATCATATTGCGAACTGACATTTTATCCAGTTGCTTTAGCGGGGATTTTGATGTTCCTTCCGGTGTTTAAGCCCGCCGGCAGGCTTTGTGATTACAACGGCTCGACAGGTTCAACCGGAGGAACAGCCGGGATCGTGGGTTGATTATTCGCGGCCAGCTCCACAAGAGAATTCTTCGCCGCTTCGAGGTTGGCGAGCGGGGTTGCCATGATGGCTTCCACTTCAGCCGGGGTGGTCGCGTCTACCAACTGGGACTTCAGACCTTCGAACTGTGCGGCGATGGTCGTAATCGCGGCGGCGAGCTGATTGGAAAACTCGTTGACCTTGGCTGCCATTTGTTCAACTGCTACTTTTACTGACATGATGAGCTCCTTAATTTCCTGCTGGTTTCGCAGGATTGATTTTTGGTTGTGATTGATTTTGTTCAACAAGTACGAAAAGACAGAATCCAAGAAATGCCACATGCTGGCCTCATTTGGAATTGAAAGAACGGATTTCGGAGTCCTGATTAATCCCCATGCATCGCGACTGCACCCGGTAGAAATAGTGCGTTCGCGGCGCCAACCCGGAGATACTGACGAGGTGATCCGTCGTGGAAAGATTATTGGCAACTACTGATTTTCCCAAGGCGGCCGTAAGACCATAAAACACGACCCCGCTGCATTCCTCAGAGGTCGTCCAGGCAATGGTGGCGCTGTAGCTTTGGATGTCAGTTGTCATGATGACAGGAAATACAGGCAATGGCGCAGCCTCCCCGGGATCGCCCTTGTCGCCCTTCGGTCCAGCGACACCCTGTATTCCTTGCGGCCCAGCAGGTCCAGGCGGTCCAGGAGGACCAGGAGGACCTGGAGGACCTGGTTGGCCCAGAGATATTGGAGGCTGTACGGGATCGGCGCCGATTGTCGTGGAAACCTCGTTGGAGTATCCGCTCTCTTCGCCAGCAGCGTTGCTCGCTGTCACCGCAAAATAATACACCCCTGGCGTCAGACCTGTGACCATGTACGTGAGCACGTTCCCGATATTGATCGGCGCTGAATATGTGCGGGAAGCCTGGCCAACATAGACGCTGTAGCCGGTCACGTTGGACGATGGGCTCGCATCCCAAGCAAGGCCCACATCGGCAGCGATGGCAGGTAAAGCGAGCAGCAGCAATACGAAGGCGAAGAGCAATCGTTTCATAGTATCTGCTTCACAATGATTTGTGCTGTTTTCATGGTTTCCTCTCAGGAACCTTAATTGTTATGGTTGCGGTAATTCCATTCACGCGATCCAGGATCCCATGCAGATCTTCCACGATTGTCAGAGCCAGGCCGTTCAGGCTGCTCACGATCTGCACTAGGTCTTCGTCGATGTGCTCATCTGCGGAGTCCACGACGCGGTTAATAGCGCTAACCAGCTTGGGGATAGTCTGATCAATCACGCCGGTGAGCTTTGGCAGGGTTTCGTCATTGATTTTGTCGATTGATTTTTGGATGCCAATGAGGTCCATTTATTTCACTCCACGGGCGTAATATCGAAATAATAGGATTTGCCTATAACCAGTTGTTCGGCGGCCTTTGGATTGTCGATCTGGAATTCAGCCATCCCGCTTGGGGTGGCCTTCTGGAATGACACATCCTCCGCAACCTTCTGATCGTAGCAGCATCGGAATATTGCCTTTGCTCCGCCCCATGATTGGGCAAACACGCCTTCCAAAGTCATTTTTGCTCTGATTGCCATCTTCTTTCTCCTGTCAAAAATATTAGTTAGTTCACCGATAAACTTTTTCTGATGCCTTTCCCACTCTCCGGGCGGGTTACAACAGGTTCAGTTGGGACCGCCTAAAACAAGTTCTCCAAGTGCCATCATTTCACCCCGTAGCGAAATCCAAATCGAATCGTTGCATCATTATTACCGATGCTGCTGAAATTCCCCTGCCCGCCAACGATAATCCCCCATCCTTTACCAAGCGCGAAATGCCCAAAGCCGCCGACACTCCCCTGGACGCCGGTTTCATTGCCGGTCGTGGCGAGCCCGGGAGCCCCGATAACCCAAAGCGTCAGCTTGCCAATGGTCGCCGTCTCAAAGGCGAATCCGCTAAAGGCTGTGAATTTAAGTTTGGGTATCACGCTGGCCGGTTGAACGATCGGTGCCACGTCGATGCCTGAATACGAAAACAGTTTGCCTTTAAGCTGATGATCGTACGTTCCCCAGCCCATAATCTGCGGGGTTGCGTTTTGCGAAAATGCCATGCCCCCGGTTACTCCTTGCGTGGTTTCCTGAGCATCGGCCGGCATGCACAAAAATGCGATCATCGTTAAATCAAAGGCGACGAAAAACATAAAACGTATTGCGCGAAATGATTCTTTCATTTGATCCTCCCTATATGGATATTCCCGATCTCCCCGAATCCGCCAAACAGAATGGATATGATCCAGAGAATAACCACGATGACGACGACAATATTTAAAATCTGTTTGATTTTCGCATCCATGGGAATCATGTTTACGAGATACAACAGGACTCCAATGATGATCAGGGTTACAACTAAGCCGATGAGAGACATGGTTTACTCCTTATTTATCCCCTTGCGGGGGAGTTGTGACAGTTGTGGTGACGGTGCTGGCTGGCTCCGTGGTGCTGGTAATCGTAGGCTTGGCCGCAAAGATATTATGGGCTGCATTCGCCGACAGGAGCGCACCCAAGATTGCCATCAAGCCAAATACTGCTTGAGTGGTGAACATTTCAGGCCACGTTTTGAAGCCCCCGCCCCAGCCGGCCAGAGCCAGCAGGACCGAACCTAAAAACACCATAAGCCTTTGATCACTGAGAAGTTTGTCCATTATTCCAAAACCCCCATTTTTAGTTTCTCTTCTTTGCCGCGAATATAGACGATAGCCTGCCTGATAAAAAACTCCCGGTAGTCCCTGGTAATATCCAAGTCGGAGGCGATTTCCTCCAGCTTAAAAAGGAGCTGATCGGGCGCTATTTGTAGTGTGTCCATATAGCCTTCACGTCCGGATTCTGCCGGTAAAGCTCTTTGATTTCCGAGAGCGTCAAGCCGGGCATTTCGACATGGGGGAGATCGGGAAATTTCTTCCAGTTCCCACCCCAAACGAGTCCACACGTCTCAGCAACGGCGCCCATTTGCGTCCATGAGTTATGCAGGATGCCCTTTGTTTCCCAGCTCCACTGGATTCCCGGCTTCTCGAGCTGGCCGTCCAGCACGTAATCCGATGCGAGTCCGTAATTGTGCATGGAGTCGCCGCCCTTGGCATTGGTGATGATGCTTCCCGGCTTCGTGCGGCCTTGCGCGTAGTACTCGTCCGACTGCTCAAAAGTGCGGTAGGCTTCATAGAGAAAGAACGGCAAATGGTCGATAGCCAACAGGCGTTCGAATTCCATGAGTCTCCTGACGAAGACAGGGCAAAGGAGGGTTTTATCGCGCGAGATCATTTTTTCACCAGTGCATTTACGAGCGTTAGAATTAAAGCCAGTAGGCCAAGCCCGCCGACTAGATAGCTCCAAATGGCATTCTTCCCGGCTCCTGAGCCTTCGCCGCGATCCAGGCGGGCGCCGATCTGCTTCAATTCCTTATTCACGTTATCAAATTCGCTCTTCATCTCAATTCTAGTGGGGTTGGTCTTGACTAAATTATCTATTGTGCCACGAGATTCATTAAAAAGTTTCAGGCGACCATTTATAGATTCGAGGGCAGTGACAACGTTTTTCTCGCTATTCTCGAACATGGTCATGTAGCGCTTTTCGCGCTCATCGACGATCTGGCGTTCATGCCCGATACGCAATTCGAAATTCTCTTTAAGCAGATCCAGGATGCAGGGGCTTTCGGGGTCGCTCACGGGATTTATTTCACCCTTCCTTCCAGCCGGTCCAGCCGGTCGCTATCCTGAGCAAACCGTCGATCATTGCTTTCCCTGCCGTTGATCATTCGATCCTCAATGCGAGTGATGCGAGCTGAGTGGTCGCCAATTTGATCGCTGACGGCCTCTTTAACCAGTTTAGCGTGGTCGGTATGATGGGTCTCCACACTCCCTCTGCATGAGATACACGAATCGGCCATGATTTTAACTTGGGTCTCCAGCCTTGTAATGGATTTTTCAAGCCGTATCTGAATCATTGTCCCGGTGCCTAGTCCGCCTAATACCGCGCCGCCAATCGTTGATAGTACTGTGCCCCATTCGATCATGATCGTGTCCTTTATTCGAGATTGAGCGTTAATGCACTCTCCATGCGCCGTTCTCATAGCAAAGCAGAGTGCCGTTTCCAGAATCAGCGGCCGTTGAATCAAATACGGCCGCATCGTCGGCGAAGTTCCGGCAGTCCTGACAGTAAACCAAATCGCCGTTCTGTGGCGTGAGACTTGCTAAATCTGCATATTTCATCTGCCGCAGCCTCATTGTGGGAGACGAAACCACGCCTCCGATCACAGTCTTTAGGCTGATATTTGAAATCACCCCTGTGAAGTTATTCATGTAAAATTGAACCCAACTGTGGGATGTCGTTGTAGGGGTTATAAATTCGGTTTGCGAAGCATTGCCGCTGTTTATGAATCCAAGATTGTCTCCAACGACGGTCTGCATGTTTCCGCCAGCGGAATAGCTGGAGATTGTATATTTCAGGCGGTATTGAGCGCCGGACGTTACCAAATTGTCCTCGAACAAAGCGCCCGAAGCTCCGGAGCATGTGGCCGCGCCGGCCGCTACTGTGCACCCAGCGGGTATGCCGGTCCAGTCTCCAGGAGTAGTCAACGCCGAGTCTGTGAACATTTCAGCGCCAACAACACTACTATTCTGGGTGGTTATCCCGTTTTGGAATGAAGTCCTTCCTCCGATGGTAATACTACTATTTGTAATGATCCCTAAATTGTTACGCGCTGCTGGGGATGCCCACTGTTGTGTCACATGAGGGCTTGCCACTTGAATATTGGCCTCATCCAGGATCACACCAGAGCTATCTAAAAAGTATTGCTGCGCGGTGATTCCGCCGCCGCTCGTCCACGATCCTACGGCCATTGTCGCGTTATGCAACGAGAAGCCGTGAATGGTGTAGCCTGATCCTGCTGGATATTGGCTGAAAATGAAGGCGTTAGCCGATCCACTGCCGCCCGCAAGGATTTCCCCTACCACGTTATCGAATGATATTGGGCCTATTATATCCCCCGAAATGGTCTGGATGCTTACGTAATCGCCATATTTTGGGGCTAAATTCAAATCCCGAAAAGCCCATCCATACACATCGCCGCTGTAACTTACGAGCTTGATTAGGCTCAGCCCAGCGGGGTCATAGTTGGATACAGACAAGCCGGTGAACCAGTTTGCCTCTGTTGATCCGCCTGCGGTAAGAGACGGCGTGAATCCGAGATCGTTCGCTCCGCTAGCATAGACCCCATACTTTCCGCCGCCGCCCCGAATGTCTACGGTGAGGTTGTCAAACCTATTGACCTCTGAAGACACAATATAAAGACCCGCCTCTGAGAAATTTCCAACAACCGTCACGTTGCGAACGGTGTGCTGCCCGGCGCTACCTTCGCCCATGCAGGATGTTCCGTTGTAGACGCACCCGCTGTTCCTGCTCATGTATATGGCAGATTTTGGAGCCGGAGTTCCGCCGATGAGGGTAATATTTTCGACTACGATGCCATTGGCGGGGGCGGATGATGCCAGGCCAGTAAAATCAAGGATGGAGTTGCCAAGGTGATTTGCAAGGATCTGGCAGCCTCCCGTGGCCGTTGGGCCATTGTATGATGCGGTAGCTGCAGCGCCGTAAAAGTGCTGATGCGGTTTGAGGGTGAGCGGGGCTGTGACTAGATATTTTCCTGAGGGACAGGTAACGTTTATGCCCGCGTCCAGCGCTGCTTGAATCGCTGTCGTAACATCGAGGGAACCCGTTCCGGCTCTCACATCTGCGATCTGAGCGGTGGTCATGTAATCCAAAATACTTATGGGAAGATCGATGAGGCGGTCATGTACCGTTCTGGCCGTGGCCCCTGTTCCGCTGGCCTTGTAGCCGACGTAAGCGTCCCCCTTGCCTGCAGACGTTGAAGCAAGATCAATCTTAAATATCTGTCCGAAATCCATCACCGGATCCACGGTCCAGATTGCCGAAGGGGTTGCCGGACACGTTCCCGCCGATTTGTTCCCATACACGAATTTGTACGAGGTTGCCGAGAGATACACCGGTCCGCTTGTCGGCCTGCCGGCAGAATCCAGCACAATCGGATTTGTGTGCTTGTGTCCTGCTCCCAGATCCGCATCGGTATAGGTATCGATCTTCGTCGTGGTGCCAGTGGCGTAGGTGTAAACGCACAGGCCGGACGCAGGCTGCCCGTTGCTGTTGAAGAATTGCTGAACGCCAACGGGGGCAAGGGCTCCTTGGGGAAAGGCGGAGGATGCGAACAGAAAAATTATTAAACTCAAGTAGATTTTCTTCATGACGACGATCCTCGATTCTGGTAATATTGCTGAATTATGCTTTGGCGACTCTGGTACTCCTTCTGTTTGCTTTGGGCTCTGTTTGTTCTTTATATTTTAAAGAGTCCAGGCGAACAGGATTACGTTTTGATTTTCGGTATCGCTTTTGCTCCAGTAATCATTGGACTGGTGCTAAGACAGGTTGCAAGATTTGTGGTGGGCGGGCAACGGCTCCCGTAACGGTTTCCGTGCTTATGCCCTTAACGATCTTCTGAATCCAAAACTCCGTAGCTCCGCGATTCCCAGTAGCCAAAGATTTAGCCAACCTATCTTTCCATACGGCGTTTACGGTATTCCATGCCGGGCTAGTTAGAGCCGCTTCCAAAGATTCCCCGGCAACCTTCCCTAGCATCAAGCCCTGAACTCCACCCGTAACGAGTCCAGCGGCTCCTCCGGCCGCTCCAAACAGTTTTCTTCCAAGCGGCTTGGCCTGCCCTTCCCGTCGCATGATCGTATCGCCAACGACTTTTGAAGCATCTTTCCAAAAGTGAAATTCTTTGTTCAAAACGTCTATGTTCGGGTATTGCTTCGCAAGTTCATCCCTAATCGCATCCGCTGCCATCCCATGAGCCTCGGCAACACTTTCATCGGCTAGTGCCTGTCCCTGGTAGCGGCCAGCCTTAGCTGCGATCCTGTCGTAATACTGGCGTAGACTCCTGATTTTCTCGACCGGAACCAACATCTTGCCGGTTTTCGGATCGGCTTCGGCGAAACTTGTCAGGGTGTTTTTAAGATCCTCGATATGCTTTAATCCAGCTTCTGCGAGCGGACCCTTTGGCGTTGCCTGCCCTGCAGCATTTGGAATCGTGAATGCATCCGCTGCGTTTTTATCCATCGCGGCCGTTATGTCATCCAGCCCCACCTTACTTCCAGCAGGCAAAGCGTCCCATGCATCGCCGATTGCGGTTCCCACGCCTGCCAGCTTTTTGCCGATTTTAGTTTGCAGTCCTTCCATCGTCATAGCCTTCACTCCTCTTTCGATGAGTCCAGGGGCGACTTCATTCTTTGAAAGCCATTTGTTGCCCTGCTTTGTGGCATTGAGCACACGGGAGTATTGCTTAGCGGCCGATTCGCTCAGCCACTTTGCCGCCGGAGCAGCCTTTGCCTCTAGGATCGGACCAGCCGCCCCGGCTACCGTGCCGATGGCTGTCGCTACGGGATCCCCGCCAGTTTGAGCAGCCGTAACAGCCCCAGATGTTCCAGCTTCAAGAGCGGTTTTAGCCGCAAGTCCAAGCCCGGCGGCTTTCCCGGCTTTAGCTGCAATGCCCATTGGTAGGACAAATTCCGCGCCTTGTTCTGCAAATTTCCCCGCTTTGCCCGCCAAGCTGTTAGGGGGATCCATCGCTTTTCTGACTGCAGGTTTATTAATAATGCGCTCCTGTCCCGTCATGCGCCTTATCAGATCCCCGCCCTGGTAAATAGTGGAGGCTAGGCCGGAAGCTGCCCCCTCTGCAAAATCGACCACTGGCCTGAGCGTTTCAGGCATTGGAGCAATGGGCCAATTAGAGGCCTTGTCTGCCCATGTCTTAGGGGTTTGAGTTTCAACAGAGGGAGAAGTCAAATTCATCCTCTTTGCTAGTTCGTCAACAATAGCGCCCTTCTCAGGGTCAAGCTGACTCCGGCGCTTCATCAATTCTCGGACGATTGCCGCCTGATCAGTAGCCATTATTTTTTAGCTCCGGATAGACGTTGAAAAAGTTCCTCTGTGGAAACATTGGAAAGGTCCTTATCTGATCCTGCCTGCTTTTGTCCCGTAGATTTGTTCTTAAAGTTCGCGCCTACTCCAAACAGATTCCAGACCGCCCGATTGGCCGCATTCACGCTGTTCTGCATTACCGAATTCATCTTTCCAGTAGAATTCTCAACAGCTTTCGAAAGCCCCGTCAATGAACCAGAAGCAATACCATTTTTTATAACCTGATCAGCGTCTTGACGGTCCCTAACATCTATCTGATTACCTGATCTGCCTTGTGTAGCCGCATTGTAGGCCGTCAATTCAGTGCGCAACTGGTTGAGATGCATGGCATATTGCTGGGCTAAGTTATCGTTGACTTCCTGGCCGGCCCAAATCTTAAGGACGTTTTCAATTCTCAATTTCCCCAGGTCTTTATCGTTGACCACGCCCTGCAAGTTCTGAATCGTCCCTTGGATTTCATTCTGCATTATTTTGGTGTAGCTCATGCGTTCAATATTGCTTGCCAGGACTTTGTTGTAGGCTGCGTATTGTGCGGGCATCGTGGAAATATCGATCCCATTTTTATTTGCCCACTGCTGAGCCTCAGCGTTCGCTCGATTGCGCGTCTTTTGATCTCGGCCCAGTTGTGAGGTTTGCCCGGTCAATGCTCTGAAGGCGTTTAACGAAAGTCCTGTTTGCGCCAGGATGCTCTGGCTGCTTATGTCTACCGCTGCCTGATCTGGAGTAGTTGTTCCGGCTTCGACTTTTGCCAGGGCCTCTTGGATACGTCCCTGTACTAATAATCTCCTCGCCTTCCCAGAGGCTATATCTCCCTTTGCCTCTTTCAATGCCAGTTCCGCCTCGGTGACATTCCCTTCTTGGATTCTATTTTGTGCCACCTGCGCGGGCGTTAACCCTTCGGCATTCGGCATCGTCCGCTCTTGCGCCGTCGCCTTCAACTCTGCTTCTTTTGCGGCTGACTGCTTCGCCTCAACCTCCAAATCGTTCATGGTCTGCTTCAGGTGATTTCCATACATGCTCATCAACTGATCGTCCCACTGAGGCGGCAATTCTGCGGCCTTAGCCTTGTCGATTGCTCCGGACTGGACTATTTTTGCCTGATAGGCCGCGTTGCGTTGTTCCGGAGGTAGGGAAGCAATTTCGTCGATTGTATCTGAAAATGTTTTTAGCTTCGACTGAACGGCTTCCCGCTGAGTTTTATCAAGATTGGCAAGCGCCTGCTGATGATCCGTGATCGTTTTGAGCAATGGTATTGCCTTCGCTCCCAAAGCCTGTACGAGTGGAGCCTGCGCCTTGGCCGGATCCCCGCCTGAGTCGGCGAATATCTTGCGGGCGGTTTCCTGATCGGCCATGTCCTGCTTCATCTGCTGCAGCTTCAAATCATTTTCCTGGATGGTCTGTTGCCCGATCTGCTGCTGTTGCTGACCTTGTTGCTGCTGCATTTGACCCTGCTGAAGCATGTTCTTCAATTGCATCATGCGGGTATAATTAGCCATCATATCCGGCGTTTCCGGGGCTTTTAGATTTGAGTAAATCGAGGCGTCAATCGGCATGTCAGCTCCCTATGTTTTTTGATACCCGGACTGATTTAACATTTGCTGCAGCATGAGCATGTTTTGAATATTTCCGGTTGTTCCGTTTATTGCGCTGCCCCAGAGATTTGCGTTTGAGATTTGGGAGGCTGCATTAGCGTTTCCGGCGCCCATGACGTTCTGCCCGATCTGGCTCGCCGCCGCCTGCCCGAGATTCGCCGTCTGCCCGGCTGCGTTTTCGCCCACTCCTGCGAGTGTTTCGAGCCGATTGTAAAGGTTGTTCTGATTTGTGTTGTAGTTGTTGGCATTCGCGCTGTAGGTATTGAGCGCCCGATTGTAGACATTACTGAACTCGTTCGATGCATAGTCCTGTCCGTATCGGCTCATCGCTTTTGTCGCGGCCCCGCCGAGTGTTCCGGTGCGAGCTGCTGCGCTGCGCTCTACCGACTTCTGCCCTTCTGCTAAGCGCGCTTGATATCCGGGATCATTCTGTTCGGTGATAGCGGTTGGAGCTTCGAACGACGCGTATCCTTTTGTCATCTCTCCGCCCGGCTTGAGATATGACCACAGTTCATCAAGCGCCGAGGCTCCCGTTGTTCTCCACGGTCCCAAGTCCGACCGGTTCTGCTCGTACATCTGTTTTTGCAGCTCGTTAGCCTTATCAGCGGACTCAGACTGCGTTTTCGCTGCGCTACTAGAACCACTTGAGCCTATAATGGCTCCGCCGATTGCGCTCCCTGCCCCTATTGCTGTGGCAATGAAAGACATTTCCCCTCCTGTAACGCAAGGTATTCATCCTCTGGAATAATCCAAAGCTTTTCGACTTCATCCGGGTCGGTTGCTGTTGTTGGAATGACGTTCAAGAAAATGGCGTCTTCCTGGCAATAAGCGAATTTCTTGGTTCCCGGAGGCGTGGTGAAAATAATCGGGCCAGTCATGGGAACTGGCGGCTTGCTCTCGTCGACATAAACCAGGAGCGTTCCTTTGAGCAGAATATTGCAGGTTTCGTTTCTATGGCGCTTGCCCATTATCAAAGTTCCCGCCTTGATTTCAATCTGCCGGATGTAAACCCCGCCGCCGAAATGGTGATTGACAGGGATCTTAATTTGGTTGGGTTGCTCGAGCATTTTGGCTTCAATGGCCGCAAGATCGATGGCGTCCTGGTAGCCTTTTGGTAGCGTCCCGGTAGCGTTTTGGGCGCTTTCACCTTCTAGAACCAGCACTTCACTCACAGGTTTTTCTTCCATCATTACTCCGGCAGCAATACAGCGGTCAGGATGCAATTCACTCCCGCCCCGGTGAAATCAATTACATCGGTCGCTTCAAGAATCTGGTTGTCTAGTTCGTAGCAGGGCAGGGCTTCATAAGCCATGACGGTTTTAGTAAATTGCGTCAATGCGCCGCCGCCCAGAGGGCTGATTCGGCAGACCACTGCCACAGCCGCAGCGGTTGGATTGTTCAAAAATATTCCCTTAATCAACGCTTTTACATTGGCCGGGACCGTATATTTGCTATTCGCCGCTGTGGCGTCCAGAAGCTTGCAGATTACTTGTTTCGGTACGTTCATTTTATCTCCTGATGTAGAAAACGACTGCAATGCGCAGCGGGAGCCCGCCGTCTGCTTCGGATGGCGCATTTACGGCTGTGAGGGCATTAGTCCCACCGGCGTCGACGGTGAATTTCGTGGCGCTTCCTGTTGGTGCTGCCGCCGCCTGTTGAGACGCCGTGGCCGCTGCACCTGTTATAAACACGTCGCCCTGTAAATTCTGAGTCGTGATGTTGTCAACCGTGCCGTCCGATTGCGCCACATCTACCGCGTTTCCATCACAAACCGCCCATAGCCCGCCATTGGGAGCGGCTCCGTCCGGCTGCCCAACAACAACGAAGGCGCTGCCAGAATCGCCCGGCGCGAATTCCCATGCTGTTCCGCTCCATCGATACAAATGTTTGTAATCTGTCGCCCAAAATAACGGTCCAACTTCTTCTCCCGACAGGTCCGGAATATCGGCGAGCTTGTCTTCTAAAACGCCAGATACGTACTCCCAAATATTGCCGCCGCCCGAATAAATCAGCTTCCAGGTGTAGCCCAGAACAGTTGCCTTATAGAGCAAGCCATCATCGGCTATTCCTAAGGCTGTTGCCGCCGGGCGGTTGCCATACGTGTCTATCCAAACCCCGCTCAGGTAATGCCAAGTCCCATCTTTCGCTTCGTAGGTCAGGTCCGTGTCTGTCTCGTAATACTGAGACCTTGCGGGCCAGGCTCCAACATTCGCCCTTACCGCGCGCGTCCCGCTCAGATATCGAGGCTGTGACGGCAGATTATGCCTTTCCGGGAACAGCTCAAACGCCCGATCCGTGCGTTCTGGGCGCGGGAGCAAGCCCATTTCGGCGAGCAGGCCATAATCATCAAGCCGCCGCCTGTCGCTTCGCTGGCGCTCTTTAAAGTCGGTTTCTGCGGGTTGAATTCTTTGGCGCTCGCTGGATACTTTTATCGCATCGCTTATTTTCCCTTCCAGGTCGCCTCTTGGCTCCGGGTCGAAAGCCTGGAGAACTTCCAGGTCTCCACCAAGTTGATGATCGCGAAAGGATTGAAGAATGAATTCCTGCCAAAGCTGATTTATGATCGGCTGCCCGGTCGAGTCCAGAAGCATTTTCCCAGTCGTAATATCGCGCTGAAAAAAGCTGGTTCTGAAATTCGGAACAGTCGTGCGCGCCATCAGGCCACTCCTTCGCCGATATCGATAAATGCATCAGTCAGAGCGATTCGAACTGGATCGGATCCGGACAATTCGATGTATGGCTTACGTGCCTGTCCCATGGGACCGGGAAACCTGCAGCGATAGTCATATTGACCGACTTTGCCTAAATACGCTTTCTTCTCGGATCCGAACGTGTAGCCGCCGTCTTTGGAATAACGCAGGACTGCTTGCGGATTTCCTGGATCGTCGGAAGTGTCGGCCTCAGCGATTCCCTCTCCTACTTCAGCCAAAACCTCAAGATTTGCCGGAAAGAGGTATTTATTCTCGCTAATGCCAAGCGGCAGACCGCGCATCCAGCGGCGGGCGTCTCCGTTGTCGTCGTTTATTGTTGGGCTCAGCTCGTAGATATTGCCGGTAAGATAGTCGCCCACCAGGTGCTTGCCCCATGCGAAGCAATGAACCTGGCCGCGAAAACGATTCCAAAGCGAGTGCGTTACGTCCCAATAGGACCACTCCGAAAAGGTCTGAGTCGCGCAATCATAAACCCATGTCTTATCGGCTGTCGGAAAATGCCAAACGCAGAAGGCATGCCCAGCGATGCGGATCGGATAGCCGATGCAATCTGAAACGTCCGCGTAGGTCGCCAGTTCCTCGTCAAGCCCATGATTGCTGATCCAAAGCGGGGTGTAGCCCTGTGCGCGAAAGAATGAATATCCGCCGGCGTCATTCGTGCCAAGAAAGAAAAGAGCATTGTCCTGCTGGATTATGCTTTCTTTGGCCGGGCACCCGCATTGAATCAGCGCCCCTTCGACTCGCTCATAAGGGAAATCGGAATTCCCGGAATCGTAAAAGGGCTCGATGGAGCGCTGGCCGAAAGTCCAGATTTGCCGGTGATTGGCTATGATTCCGGTTATATCGTCCGGGTCGCCTTCGGCAGATGTGAAGTCCAGCGGATCCCAAACGATTCCATCATACTGTCCGGAAAGTTTGAAAATCTGCGAATCTGGTGTCAAGCCAGCAAAATAGCCGTCAGCAAAAACAATCTGAGCGAGCTCGATATCCGGAACGGCGGCGAGTCCGTTCGTCGCCAGGTCGTGCATATAGACTTTTGACCCGCTGACAAGCCCGAGCTGGAAACGGTTGCTGGCATAACTGATTTTCTTCTGATCGTCTAAAATGGTTCCGCGCAGAATGGAGGTGTGATCAGAAAACAGTTCGTAAAGGTTGCCGCCCGATACCGCCCAGCAACGGTTGCGCTCGAAATAAAGCATCCTTATCGGGCCTTCTCCGATATTCCAGCGGGAAACATAACCAGGGCGGCCACGCAGAACAGACTTGCCATTCGCGTTTTCCACATAGAGATTTCGGCATATCTCGTTTCCGACAATCAAGCTCTGCGCTTTATACGATCCGCTGATAAAATTCTTGATCTGCACTATCTGCTCCACCCATCCGCGTAACTGCCATGACTGCCGCCGCGGCCGCCGAAAGGCGTCGTGTTCGCGCGCGGAGACTTAATATTCCTGATCTGAATGCTTCGCCGCGCCTTGCTTGCCCGATCCGCCAGGTTGGCCGGCATTGGTCGTGACATCGGACTGCAAAGCATTTCTGCAAGAGTCAGCCGCATTGCTAGCGGGTAGCCATAAGGCGCCGCATAGGTACTGGTTAGGTCCGTTTCCGCAATTTGCGCAATCGAAACCCACAGCATCAATCTAATGTCGAAAGCAACCGTCGGAATAGGCCACAGATAGAGCGATACATTCGGCCAATCGTAGCCGGGATATAAATCTGTCGGAATCCCTGAAGTAACGGTTTTAACCCGTTTCTGCTGCCACCATTCGTCATCGCGGATTGCAAGCGGGCAATCAACCGGTGTCGCTGAATTTGTCAGGACAATGGCGGCGCCCTCAATTCTTGCAGGGGTCGCGGCGGCAAAATCGGGACTCGAAAGTCCCGGCCCGATTAAATGCGGCTGATGGTTTGCGGTGAGCGTGAATGCAGGGAAATTCACGTTGTAGGCAAAAGGCCGACGCCCCGCCCATTCATCCAGAATTTCATTCAACAGGTCCATGGCGAGCTTTTCATGGGCGGCGGAAGGAGGATCTTCTACGCTATAAGAGTTTATTTCAACGAAAGCTAGTTTGATCAGATCGCGCCATGTGCTCATCTTCGCATCCTCGCTCGTCTGGCTCCGGTCGTGCCCGCAGCAGGGGTGTACGTAACCGTTATGGAATCCGTCCCCATTTGGATTATTCTTCTTTGTCCTTTTTGCCCTTCTTCGCCGCTTTGAGGTTTTCGTTTTCCGTCTTGAGCGCTTCAAGCTCGTCAAGGAGGTCTTGATCTTCCTCGTACTCGCCTTCGGAGGAAACCGGCTCGGCTCGGCGTGGATATGGATCGACTTGCCAGCCAGCTTTCTCAAGCGCTTTCTGCTCGTCGGCGTTGTTGGCCGTCCTGTGCGCCCGGCCGCCATGATGGAACATGATTTTCGGGAATTCCTTAAACTGGTAAGGCTTTGACGGAGGGTTGTTCAGGTCGAATTCCTGAGGCTGATTCTTGCCGGTTTCCATGTCGTGCTTGCCGAGAAGCTCGCGCATGTGTTCGTATTCTTCATCGGTTAATTGCTTATTTGTCATATGTCCTCTAATTAGGCTTTTTAGGTTCTTGGCCGTTTGTTTTTTCCTTGTCTTCTTTTTCTTTCAAAGCCTTTGCCCTGTTATCCAGCTCAGAGATAAACCATTCACATTGCTGGATCGCTCCCCCGATTGCCTGAAGATTGGCTGCCATTTGGGCTTGGGCTGACTTTAATTCTTCTAGCCTCTTTTGAACGTCTACTTTTGTAATTACTAGCGGCTTTGGATCCGGCGTTTGATCTTCTGCAATGATCGTTCCGGTAGGAAGCTCAAGCGTCTGAGCTGATGCCATAGGAAGAAGGCTTGTTGCTAATGCGATTCCGATTACAGCGATAAGATATTTCATATTAAAAGGGAAAAGGGGCGGATCCGAAGACCCGCCCGGTTAGTCAGGTTTCGACAATTTCAAGGCGTACGATAACGGCCCATCTCTTATCTCGCGCCGGGCCCTGATTGAAAATCATCTCTCCGCCGTCTCCGGTGGTTTAAATCTTCAAGTTGGCCGGATGCTCGATATTGAAAGCTGCGAGCCCGTTTTTATTTACCGACGCTGAAATTGCCAGTTCTAATAGATCAATGGTTGGCATTGATTTATGCCCTCCATTAAGTTAGTTAGCTGCAGGTCGCAGCAAGCGGTATCCATCTTGCCGTGCCGTCTACTCGAACCTTTATTCCCCCGGTCGTGCCGGTAACAGCACTAGGGGTGCAAGTGGTGTTTGCTTCCGGAGTGTACGTATTGGTCTCTATGTCGAAAACATAGGTGGCCTTCCCAAACATGCGGACATGCGAACTGATAACTCCGCCTCCGGCCGCTTCAGTGTAAATCGCGTTGATGATGGTCGAGGTTCCGGAATTGTAGCCGTAAATGTTGGCCTGAACTGCTCCAACATTGCCAGCCGAAACCGTGCCTCCGGTTACATCCAACTGGCCATAAATACCAGCCAAGGAAGTGCCTGAGAAGGTGCCGGTTCCCGTGACCGCCTTTCCCTGAGTGCCGTAAAGATAGGCCCCCGAAATGGTTGATCCGGTCGCCATTGTCACGGCCCCGCGCACTCCCACCAGGTTTCCAGAAGTCATAGTGCTGGCAGTTGTAACCTCTCCCATGATCTGGCGATATGTTCCAGGCGTGGCACTGACGGAAGTGAACAGGCTTGTAAACGGTGTTTCCTGCGTCCACGTGCTCGAAGTACAGTTGATCCTATTCCCCGTCCTAACATTGATTATCGGGAGATAGGACCAGCTCGAACTTGAGCATGCCCCAACAGGGTCGAGCGGTTGGCTGATAAACAGCTTAACTGGGCCAACCCAAACCATCGCCCCCGAAGCATGCAGCCCGGCGGATGTCCCGCTCATGCCTCTTGTGACGCCAATGGATGTGCCGCTTACCGAAGTCACGTTCATCACTTCGGCATCGATGAAGGCCATAGTCGAGCCGGCCGTGAAGCCGGTCGCTGATGCAACCCTGATCGTTTGCGCCGAAGTGCTGGACACCGCGGCGGACAAAGTGGTTTGCGTTGTGGTGGCCGCGACGGCCGGGATACAGAGAGCCAAAAGCAAAGCAATTATTGTAAGTGTTTTTCTCATGGTTTTGGCCTCCTATGCCATCGCTATGCAGCAAGCGCCGGAATCGACATAGCCGTTTCCGAAGCCGCCAAGGGAATCCATGCGATTGACCTGCACGGATCGGTACGGATCCCATGCTTTAACTTTTCTGATCGACAAGCCGCTGGCTGGATCTTGAGCCTGTCCGCGGTCCTCAACGGCTTTCGGCAGGTACAACTTGGCGCCGACAAGCATGAAGGCGAACATGGACATCATCAAACCAACGGTTCCTGTTTTTGCAGTGGTCCCGTAAGAACTTCCGGGCCACATGGTAATAGTTGCTCCGTTCTGGGGCAGAACATCCACGTTCTGATACTGAGACTCCGGACCGTAAATCGCCGGGAGAATCGAGATCGTGTAGGATGTGTTTGCATCCGTGAGTGTGAAATCATCTGTGATGGTAAAGACTTTTTCCCCCTTGGGACCGACAATCGCGCGGCTCTTGGGATTGACGCGGTTTACATTGAGAAGAGAGATTTTGTCTCCCTTTTTCAGCGTGTCGCCCGCGTTGGTGGTCCGGACTACCAGACTCGTGCCGCTCTGATCGGAACCATAAACGGTGAACGTACCCGCCACTACTCCGGTTGTGTGACTGACGAGTGAGTTGGACTCAAAGAAGGAAGCGCCGGCCAACTTGCCAATGCTGCCCTCTTTCCACATCCGCGTAATTTCGTCATCCGGATGGAAGATGTTGGTTATGTTTGTTCCCAGAGTTGTCATCTGAGATGAACTGATGATCGCAGCGCGCTTCCCTTTCGGACAGGACATTTCCTTCAGTGCCTGCCGAGCCTTGTAGAAATTCTGCACGCTGGTGGAGTCGGTCCCGAGAGCTCCGACGACGTTTGAGCAATTCTGATATGCCCACTGTGCACAGCGCCGGTCCCATTCCTCGGCCATTGCAGCCGCGCATGGCTCCCAGTAATTCTCCCTCAGCTCCTCTTCGGAGCGTTCGAGTTTGACGGCTCTTTCGTAGTCGTCCCATTCGAAATTGATTCTCAGCCATTGATCAAGGCTGATTGTGGTGTACAGCCGCTCGATGGCATCGGCTTCATAGCCCATGCCGTCATGAACTCGCGGCCTCCAGGGAATCTTCACGCGGACTGTTGCGCCCGGCGCGAATTCCTTTTCGAATTCCTTCTGATACTCTTTCGCGAAATATTCCGCGCAAACCAGGTCATTCAAGAGCAATCTGAGAATCTCCCTGCAGACCCAATCTGTATTAATCCATTGGTTAGGCATTTTTACCTTCCGCTACGTTTTGCCATATCGCGCCGGTTCATCTCGTCTCTGTATTGGTTGAATGGCACGGTACGGATGTCCGCCTCCTTGATGTCCTTCGGCGTGCCTTTGTGGCCGCCGATATCGACGCCAGGAGGAGGGGCTTTGGATACTTTACGGGAGACAAATTTGCCGGATTCGTCGCGCTCGGGCGTTTCGCCTTCTTCCTCTTCAGCGCCCTCTGCTTCTGCGGGCTTGGCTTCCTTGCCGTTTCCATTGCCCTTGCCTTTTGTCAGCTCTTCTTGAACCATGCGTTCAAGGTGAGCTATTTGGCGGATAGCCTGGCCGGGCTGGTTTCGTGCAAGTTCAAGCAAAGCCGCATAATCTTCGGGCTTGCTGCCGATGACATACAGAAGGTCAACCATAACGGGGGATTCCTCGATTATCGCCTTGACGGCTCCGGGAATCTTGGCGTCACTGATAATCTCGCCTACCGTGGTGGTTATGACTTTTTGGGCATCTTCGCCATACCGCTGTTTTGCATCGGAAAGTTTTTCCGTGAATTCGCGCCGCCGATTCTGCTCGTCGGTTGTGCGCTGGAATTCTCGGACGGCCTCTAAGCGGTCGATCTCTCTATTCTTGGATTCATAGACATCCATTGCGGTTTCGTACTCCGCTTCCGGATCATCTTTGTCCATGAAATCGGACATTTTCGGGCGCTTCGGGCGTTCGGGCGGTTTTTCGGTTGTCTCCGGTGCTGCTTTCACCTGTTCGATCTTCTGCGCTTCCCGCTTAAAGGTCTTCAGTTCTGAAGGGGAAAGGCCGGCTTTTTTGAGATCTGTTAAAACCTCATCAAGACGCGCTTTGGCGCTTCTTCGGTCTTCATTCGTCTCCTTGGGTTCTTTACCCGCTTCCGGGGCGGGGGCGCTTTTTTGTCCAGGCTTATCGCCTGAGTCGGAGGGAATACCGGAGGTTTGCGCGGCTCCATTCGCGGGTTTATCGTCTGCCTTTGGCTCGGGAACTTTCCCGGTCATGCGCCATTCGGCATAAGCTTTTGAATCTGCTGGAATCGTGACCGGGGCGGACGGTGTTTCGTTCCCGGTCGGTGTATTTTCGTCCATTGTGCTCTCCTGAAAGCTACGGGCAAAAGAAAAGGGGCATCCGTGAATGTTCGTGGCATCCACGAAATGCCACTTTTCCAAACTCTTTCGAGCTTCACAGGCTGGCCGGCCCGAGTCTGCCCTTTGGTTTTAAAATCTATGTGACCCAGGTCGCTATTACCGAGTCAATTTCCGTCACAGCCGCCTGAATCGCTGTTTTTTCCAGCGCGTATGTCAGTGCCGGGTCTCCTGCGTTTGCGATCCCTGCGGCCGCCCACGTTGGGTTGAGTTCATACGCCATGAGTTTCTGTTTTAGTAAATCTAAATCTTTGATGACTGCGTTTTTCTGTGCCTGCGTAATTGCCGACATTTACATTCCCTCCTGTTGTGGCGCCATTTCCTGCTGTTGCGCCGCTATCTGTGCATTCTGATCAGCCATGCTTGATTCATGGCTTTGCTGCGCGGTCGTCATTTCCTTTTCATGCTGCTGAACGCCGAGTTGCTTGATTAGATCCTCTACAAAGGCCAGGCGCTCCGATACATTCTGCGCCTTGGTTGTTACCTCGGCGATTGCGAGCTTGACCTCACGATCCTTGTCTCCTTCGCGGGCTTTATATTCATTGTCGATCACGCGGGCATCCATTTTCTGCTTCAGCTCGTCGATTTCCGCTTCCTTTTGCTTGGCATATTCATTCAGCGCCTGCATTTGCTGCTGCATCTGCTGCAAGGCCTGTTGCACTTGAGGCGGAATATTCTGATCCTTCTCGTCCGGAGAGAACAGGTCGGCTATCTCGTCTCCCTTAATTCCAAGATTCATGGCTTTTACTGAAAGCGCCATGATCTTTGCTTGGATCGTGCCGGGCTGAGGGATCCCCTCTGGATGCGCAGAGAAATTCATCAGGAGCTCTTTGAATTCTTGCTGTACCGATGCATAGGCCGGTCCAGTGCTCACAGTCGGGAAGTGCTCTCCCTTATCTACTTGGTAATGTACCTGCCTTCCTGCCTCCTGATCAGCATAGGGCTGCTCCGTGTTGAGCGTAACGAGTTTTGTGCTATCGTCAGCCTTGCGCAAATGCATCTTTCGTTCGTTGTCGTAAATTTCAGATAGCCAGCTTTCTATAATTCGGCCTTCGAGCTGCAGTGATCGGTCATAATTGTCGGGAAAGTGGAAGCTGCCTACTTGCTCCGCCTGCTGCATCCGCTCTAAAGCAACACCTGATTTCTCATTCTGACGTTGCGCGGAAGTGGGAAGCGGTGATATTCCCATCGCCGCCTGAATGGCGCGGCGACAGGATTCTTTGACAATCTCGTATTGCTGAAAATTAGGAACAAACTGATCTCGTGCAGGCAATGCAACGGTAATCCCGCGATCAAGCGCCCAATCTGGATAATCATACTGCAGATAGGAAACCGGCTGTTTATTGGCGTTTGCATGGTTGTCCGCATCGGTCTCGAACTGTCCTGCCCAACCTCGAACGGGAGCCCGCGGAGATTGCCCCATTTCCTCAAGCTCCTGGCTTACAGCGTAGGCCATACTCATCTGAGGCTCTCGCGCCAGGTCGATCACGCCGCGCAGCTTGCGCTTTGCTCCGCTGCCTTCATCCACATAAAACTCTTGGCCAACACATGGGATGATCGGAATGTTTTCTCCGGGATGATCCTCCTTCCCCAGTTTTTCGACGCCGTTCGTGATATAGCGTACAAGATGCTTTACTTCTTCTTCACGCTCGTTTTCCGGTTCCAGCCCTTCTATTTTCTCATATCCACTTGAACCGTCAGGCCATTGATAAAAGGTTTTCCATTCACTGCGGATGTACCAGGCGGAGGCGATCAAAACCTGTTTGCGATCTCCTGAGAACCATTTAGGAGCGATTTCGTAATGCTCGGAAGTGAAATCTTTTATCTCCGCCTTAGGAAATCGGCGCTTGAATTCCTTAATCGGCATCAATTCAAGCTCGAAGCATTTGCGGGCATCGGACCAGTCAGGCTCTTTGCAGTCCCAATCGAAAAGAATGCTGTCGGGATTGACAATGGATTTGATCTGAATTTCCTGATCCCATGAGCCGGGCCGATAGGCATGCGTGATCTTTCGGAAACCATAGCCGCCCTGAATGGCATGCTCATAAGAAGTAATGCGCGCATTCTGCGCGTTACTCTTATACTCTGCCGTGCGGATAATGTCCTGATGCAGCGCTGCCGTGTCGTCCGTTGCCTCTTCTCCATCCGGGTCGATTTTGATTCCGCGTTTGTTTAGCCGAGCTTGGTTAACGGCTTGGTTGACGTACTGCATCAACTCGTCGTGAGATATCACCGGCCGTCCCGCGTCTTCGCGTTCCTTCCTGTCGTCCGGGTCCCATGGATCGCCCATCAGGTACCGCATGTTTGTGGCGCGGTTCTCCTGGGCGTCACTCCACATATCCGTTAGGTAGGCGTGGTCCTCGCGCAGCTCTTTCAGGAGAGCTTCATCATCGGATTCTGGATCAAGGTCTTCGTTTTCGTCAGACATTATTTCCGCTTCATTTCCTTCGATCCCTTGCGCTTGTGGCCAAGGGAAGGATCTTCATGCAGTTCGCCAACCATCTTAGTTTTCTGCTTATCTGATAGCGGCGAGCCGTCCGAAAGCAGCTTTTTGACTTGTTTGCGCGTCCATGGCATCACTGTATCCTCTGTGCCTCTCCGTTGATAAAAACCCCAGCGCTGAACTGCATGCGCTCAACACCGTTGACCTTGATAATGTGAACCTTGTAAATCGGCTCAACGCCGGGAAAGTCCCGCTCAAAATCCTGCACGAAATAGGTGAATGCTTGAGCCAGCCGAGCGATGGCCTCAAGTGGAATGTCGCGCTTGAACAGCGTGCGCATCGAAAACGGGTTGTACGCGACGAACTTGTCTCCATCCCATGCTGGCAACTGCTGGTGATCGGCATCCATTGCGGCCAGGGCTATGTATTTATCGAGTGGGTAGGGCGTGAAGCGCTTAATATTGGGGGCAATGGAGTCGTAGCAATGCTGCCTCAATTCGGGCTCCAGGCGAGCCAGGATCGATTTAAAATGGTCGTGATCCTTGATCCTGGTAGCCAGCCCGCGCATGCACTCACCTGGATTGTCGAGAGAGGCTATCCCGTGATTATGGAGGATGCGATTGAGGGCCTTTTGTTCAGAGCGCGTGCGCTGTTTCACTCGCAATCCTCCGTCAGTTGTAACACCCCAAACGCCGTGCCGGTTGGGGACGTGGCTTTGGCCGCTGAATCATCTGCTGATCCTTGACACCGATCGCGAAGTACTGGAATGCGCTCCCAGGATGCGAGGCCCAATCGTGTAGCGGGGTCTCCTTTTCTACGCCAGAGCTGCCCATCTCGGGCCAGCGATAATGCCTGAGTCCGTGTAAACCGTCCGCGCATTTGTCTTTGTCAAATACGCAATTGGGAAAAATCTTTCGCGTTGCTGCAATCTGGTTGATCAAGCTAACAACGGGCAGCACCTGTATTTTATCCGATCCTGCAATCTCTCGCGCCTGCTGCTCAATCGTCTTGCCGCTGGCAAGCTGGGGCTGGCGGGCATCGTGCGGGAGCACGTGCTTTGCGTACACGTAGGGCTTGTCGCTGAGCACTTTAAAATACCGATCCAAGCTCAACGCCTCGTCGTTGCAATAGTCGATGATGTGATATTCGAGGGGGTAAACTTGCACAAACCAGATGCTTGTGAACCTGTCTCCGATATCCCAATAGGTGAAAACGGGCCGGCTGGTATCGTAAGGGACGTGGCGCTCTCGGCCGTCGGCTACCAACTTTTTGAGCTCGCGCGCGTAAATCGCTCCTTCCACCTGGCTGAGAAATTCGCCCTCGTAAACATGCTGAAATTCCTCTGGATTTGTTTCGCGCAAGTGATCCATGTCGCGCTGGGATTCAGCGCTCAGCCAGAGGTTATCGCGGTATGAGGTTTTTACGATTGCTAGATCTGGCGGGGGAGCCTTAAACAGAAAATCAACAATAGGGTCGGTTTCAAGCAACGGGTTGAAAGTGAAAATAATTTGTGATCCTGCCTTACGGAACGTCGGGATGAGAGTGCGCAAGCTAGCCTTGCTGATCGTCTGCGCTTCCTCGATCCAGGCGCCATCGAACGATTCGTACGCTTTGAGGCTGGTCGGATCCTGGATGAGCGATCGCAACCCCGCATAAACAAACATCGTGCCTTTGTTGCATGCCTGTTTGCCGTAAATGCCGTTTTGCTGGATATCATAATAATCGCTTAGTCCAAGCATTTTAATTTGGTCCGAGAGTACCAAATGCACTGATTCTTTGATGCTTTTCATCAACTCGCGGCCGCATAACCAGCGCAAATCCGCTTGCGCTCCTCGAATTGCCAGATACCGCGCTACTGACCATGTTTTGATACCGTTTCTGCCGCCCCAAAGGGCCTTATATCGCTCCGGGCCGAATAGGATGCGCGCTGGCTCGGCGAATTCAGCTCTTCCTATCTTGCCCAAGGAAGGCAATCTCCATCTTTGCGAATAGGCCTGAGCCGTCGGGATTGCTTAAAGTGTGCTGCTGTTGATCGGTCCATTCCATGTTTTTTAGGGCAAATATTGCACCAGTGGGCGATGTTGAACTTAATCTTTCCTCGTAGCTATCTTCGACAATCAACCTAAGCCTTTTTATTACCTGGGTAAACTCTTCTCGCGCCTCATACTCTGCAATCTGTTTCCGGCACGACAGGCCAAGCGCAAGACACAAACCACAAATGCGATAAGGGCGTTTTTCTGCATCACAAAGCCTGAAATATGCTTCCGCTCTTTCTGCTGCTTGATCAGGTGATTCGAGTGCTCGCGGCCTTCCGCCTGGGTGTGCCATCCTGCCTCTTTTCCCTCTGCGGCCCAGCCTCTCCACAAAAGCTGAGCCGCTTTCAGGGTCCATGCAAAGGAGTGTTGCTTTTCAGGGATAGTTTGAAAGGGGACTGCGAATTGTGTCAAGCATAATTATGCACTCCCATGAATATTTAGTGACATCTGCGACATGGACCTAGCCCTAGACCATACCCAAAAATAATTTCATTTGTCTTGCATTATTCGCTTGACATTGCTTACGCATGCTATTAATATGTAATCAGTGATTGAGATTTACCGATTGGAAGGGGAATTATATATTTGACTACCCTAAAATATTTTAAACATAATTGCATTTTATACTTGACTCCCTCAAGGGAGTAATGTACTATTAATTCAACTGGCGCTGGCAGTAACCAGCAGAAAGGCAGAAAAAAATGAATACCTACACCAAACTCAGCAACGGAAATTGGGGACTCAGAATTCAATCCGGGCAGACCCGAATCCAGTCCGGAGACAGCATCGTAGTTACCAAAAAATCTGGCGAAACAAAGAATGAGAAAGTGGGCAAAATCGTGTGGACTGGAAATGGTGTCACTCTGGCGACTATCGCTCCGCTGCCTGCGCGATACGGCTCCTACTCCACCATCGGTGAGCGGACACGGGAGCGCATGGACCGGACGGGATGGACCGGCTGCTCTTGTGGGTCTATTGAGGGGCATCCCCGCCCGTCTGATTGTGCCTCTTGCCGCTTCGACAACGACTAGCTTGACCTCTGCGCTTATCCCTCCCGCAAGGGAGGGCCTAGCGGAGCGATTACGCTTCCCCGATGCCTGGCGGTAACCGGGCAGCAAAGGAATACAATCATGGCAGCACAACAAGACAATCCATATTTCACGATCACACTGACTGGCCGCCCGCCGGTAAAAATAAAGAAAGACGATTGGCCTCTCTATGCCGAGGGCAATGCATATATCCATGACGGGCAAGTTGAATGCCAGGCCAATGAAAAAACTAAATGGCGCATCGCCGTCCTTCGCCATGCCGATGGCCGCGCCATAATTTTCGCCGTCTATAGCCATGACACGAATTGGCAGAATCGGAGCTGCTACGGTCTGCGCGGTGGGGAACTGCTCCCAGCGGCATCTGAAATCGGAGAAATAATCAGTGCCATTCAGCGCGTCGGACAATGGATGATCGATAATATGCCCTCGGAAAAGTCTGATGATTCCGAGATTTTCAGCCGTCTGATCAACGAGTGCATCGCAGATCTTCCCGCCGAGGAACTGTAATATCTGGCCTGCCCGTGGGCATCGTACACGGGCATTTTGGAGGAATGCATGAGCAAAAGCACAATAAGCACTTTTCAGCTTTTCGAACTTTTCCCCGATGAGGAAACGGCTAGAGTATACCTGGAGGCGAGACTGTGGACCGATGGCCCGACGTGTCCCGAATGTAAATCGAGGGAGCGAATAACCGTTCGAAAAAACGGATTTTACCGCTGCAATGCCTGCAAATTTGATTTCACCGTCCGCACCAATACGATCTTCGAGCGGTCCCATATCAAGCTGCATAAGTGGGTCTATGCCATGTATTTGCTGGTCACCGCGCGGAAAGGCATCTCGTCCATGCAACTCGCCAAAGAGATCGGAGTCACCCAAAAATCCGCATGGTTCATGCTGCATCGATTGCGTGAGGCTTGCGGATCGGATGATGATCTCGACAAGTTGCGGGGTGAGATCGAAATCGACGAGTGCTTTATCGGCGGGAAGGAGGCCAATAAGCACGAAGCGGACAAGCTCAAGATGGGACGCGGATCTGTCGGAAAAGTCCCCGTGATCGGACTGAGGGAGCGCGGAGGCAAGACGATAGCCATGCCCATTACTGCCGTCACTATCGAAGAAGCGTATGCCGCAATCTACGAGAACGTGGAAGTGGGCAGCAAACTCTATACCGATGAGCATTCTGCCTACGCTGATCTGGACGGGCTT